GCCAAACTCGTGTGTGCGCGAAATGCAACTCTTGCGCGAAATGCAGAACGTGCGCGAACCATGAGGGGGACTTATGGCGGGTAGGCCGCTGAAACCGACGGCGTTGAAGGTTTTGCAGGGCAATCCGGGGAAGCGCCCGCTGAACAATCGGGAGCCAAAGCCGGAGATTGGTGCGGCGGTGCCGGAGTATCTGCTCAAGATGCCGGGGCCGTTGGCGCAGTGGCGGCGCTGGGCTCCTAAGCTAACGGCGCTTGGGGTACTCACGGAGGTTGATGCTCCTGCGTTTGCCCGCTTGTGTCGGTTATGGGATCTGGACGAGACAGGTGCGACGTGGTCGGACGAGGAGGAAGATGCGCGGATAGCTTGGAAGATGCGCTTTGATCACCAGCTTGTTTCGGAGATCCGGCAGCTTGAGGGTCGATTCGGTTTGACACCTTCGGATCGAGGCAAGATCAAGGTGGAGCCGAAGAAGCCCGAGAGCAAGCTAGCGCGATTCACGCGGAGGCGTGGTGCCCGCAAGGCGTAAGAAGGTTGCCAAGAAGGTGGTATCGGTCCGCGGTAAGCGTGCGGACCCAGTGCGGGACTATGCCGCCAAGGTTCGTGCGGGAAGAATCAAGGCGGGACCCTTGGTTCGGTTGGCCTGTCAGCGTCATCTTCGGGACATGAGGGAGCGGAAGCAAACGGGTCTTGTGTGGGAGCTTGCTCGTGCCATGGAGGCTATTGAGTTCTTTTCGGAGATGTTGCTTCTCGAGGACAATGTTCCGTTTAGGTTGCTGGATTTTCAGCAGTTTATCATCGGATCGGTTTTCGGATGGTACGCAAAGGATGGGACGCGGCGGTTTAGGACTGCGTATATCGAAACAGGAAAGGGCTCGGGGAAAACCCCGATGGCAGCTGGCGTGGGGTTGTATGGGTTGATTGCCGATGACGAGCCGGCCCCAGAAATCTACGCTGCCGCGACAGCGCGGGAACAGGCGAAGATTGTCTTTCTTGATGCGACGCGGATGGTTGGAGCCCAAAAGGAACTCCGCGACCTGGTACAACAGCAAGTGGGCAGCCTGACAATAGGAGCTAAAAACGCTGTGTTTCGGGCGGTATCTTCGGAGCATCGTGGCCTCGATGGATTGCGGGTTCACTTTGGCCTAATTGATGAGCTCCATGAACACCCCACCGGTATCGTGGTGAATAAGATCCGCGCAGGGACGAAGCGGCGCCGGAACGCGCTTCTCTTTGAGATTACCAACTCTGGATGGGATCGAACCTCCATATGCTGGCAGCATCACGAGTACAGCCAGCGCGTACTCGAGGGAACGACGGATAACCCGTCGTGGTTCGCGTACATCTGTGCCCTAGATGACGGTGACGATTGGCGAGACGAGAGGGTCTGGATCAAGGCGAATCCGGGAATGCGTGCGGGCCTTCCAACGAAGAAGTACCTAAGCGAGATCATCCATCAGGCGAAGGGGATGCCATCTCAGGAGAACATCGTCCGTCGTCTGAACTGCTGTGAATGGACGGAGGCGGACGAACGCTGGCTTGACATGGATGCTTGGGTTACTTGCGGGGTTGAGCCGGTGCGGGCCGAGGATCTCGAGGGAGAGGAGTGCATCGCCGGCCTGGACATGTCGAGCACGCAAGACATCACCGCCTTCGTCAAGGTGTTCGAGGTCAACGGGAAGTATCTGGTTCTGCCCCGGTTCTGGATTCCCGAGCAGACGCTCGATGCCCAAGGCTCTGGGAGATCGGAGCAAGATCGTCTCATGCTCCGGCAGTGGGTTGATGAGGGTTTCATCACCACGACGCCCGGGAACGTGGTTGATTATGACCTCATCCGGTCAGCAATCCTTGAGGACGCGGAGCGATTCTCGATCCGCGAAATTGCCTTTGACCGCTGGAATAGTACGCAGCTGGTGACTCAACTCATAGACCACATGGGGGAGGAGCGGATCATTCAATTTTCCCAAGCCATGTCTGCCATGTCAGCCCCATCAAAGGAACTGGAAAAAGTTGTGGTCGACGGTGCGCTGCTTCATGGCGGAAATCCTGTCCTTCGGTGGATGGCGTCAAACGTCACAATTCGCTTTGGACCTGATGGACAAATCAAGCCGGATCGGGACCGCAGCCGCGACAAGATTGATGGCATCGTTGCGCTGATCATGGCGCTGGGTCGGTTGACGGCACAGCCTGACCCGGGTCCATCCGTCTATGCCGAGCGATACGCGGCGGGAAGTGAACTGGTGGAATCATGGTGAACCTTTTTAGAATTGCGGCTGCACGAGTGGCAACCTGGATTGTGAAGGCGGCGGCCACTGTAGATCCGACGGATGATCGGTGGTATCCGGGCTATGGGACAGGTGCCCCATCTCGGGCAGGGGTTGATGTGTCGCCCGAAACCGCGCGGACCATTGCCACGGTCTATCGATGTGTGTCGATTCTGTCGAATCTGCTTGCGATGTTTCCGAAGGGAATGTATCGGCGTATCGAGCGTGGCCGAGTTTCCGCGCCTGAACATCCACTTGATCCGATCATCAGCTTCCGGCCGAATCGACGTCAGACGGCATTTGAATTCTGGCAGACGGTGTGCCATCACCTAATCCTCCGCCAGAATGCCTATGTCCAGATTGTTCCCGGTCCGGACGGACGGGGCTGGGTCGGGGAGCTCGTACCGCTTCAGCCGGATCGGGTCCACGGTCCGGAAGAACTGGAGAGCGGACGACTTCAGTATGAGTACGCACAGCCCAAGGGTCCGAGAATCAAGATGATCGGCGGAGTCGACATTTGGCACATGCACGGTCTCAGCGATGACGGGATCAAGGGTTTGTCTATGACTGATCTGGGTCGCGAGTCGTTTGGGACAGCACTTGCGGCAGAGCGTCACGCGGCCCGATTCTTTGGGCAGGGGGTAAAGCCTCTCGGTGTGATTGAAAGCGAAAAGGCCTTGAAGGAAGAAGTGGCCGAGGCCATGGGTGATTCGTTCCGCCGAAAGTGGGGTGGCGAAGGCGCAGTGGGTGGAGTTCCAGTACTCTGGGAGGGTGTCACATTCAAGCACGTCCCGCTGAATCTCAAAGACCAGGAGTTTCTTGATTCGCGGAAGTTCTCTGCAACGGAGATTGCCCGTTGGTTTGGAGTTCCGCCACACATGGTCGGGGACGTGGAGCGTTCAACATCTTGGGGTTCGGGAATCACGGAACAATCTCTGGGATTTCTCACTTATTCGCTCTTGCCATGGATCGAGCTCATTGAGCAGTCTATTCGGTTCACCTTGGTGGTTCAGGCCGATACGTTCTATGCAAAGATGAACGCCGGGGCTCTCCTGCGGATGGCTCCGGATGACCAGTCTCAGGTGTTTGAGCGGCTCATCAAAAATGGGGTTCTGAATCCGAACGAGTGTAGGGAACTACTCGATCGCAATCCCCGACCCGGGGGCGATGAATACGTGGACCCCGCGAAGGCAGCGGAGCCCCCTCCCGCGCCCGAACCAGAGCCGGAGCCCGAGCCGGAACCGGAACCGGAACCGGAACCGGAACCTGGGGCGGCGGCACGGGTGACGAAGGCCCGGCTCGAGGAGCTTCTCGAGGAGGAGCATCTTGGACTCCTCCGTCTGGCTAAGCGACACGCGAAGTCCTCGGACGCTTGGCGCGCTTCGGTGGTCGGGTTCTATGGACAGCTGCCCCGGCGGATTGAGGCGACGGGGTTGTGTTCACGGGACCAAGCGCGCGCTTGGTGTGTGGCCCGGCGCGACCGAGTGATTCAGGACGGGGGATTGACCTGTATCGAGGGCGGGCCGCTGGCCTCAGGTGACGGCCTGTTAGGAGAAATCTATGCTAACTGATGACAGCCGCATTCTTGCCATCGAACCGGACATCTATAAGGCCTGGCTTGAGCAGGCCCGTGCTTTCAAAGTGACAGAGACGGTGCTAGCGGATCTCCGAGGAGCTGACGCCGCGGCAAAATTGCGGCCCGCTCGGCGGGGAGTGGGAGACATTGTGGTTCTCCGTGTGGGTGGATTCATTTCCCAGAAGGCGAGCCTGATGACACTGCTATTTGGGGGTACAAGCACGGAGGCGCTGGCGGAGGATGTCCGCGCGGCTGTGGCCGAGCCTTCTGTCGGGAGCATTGTGCTGGACTTCAATAGTCCGGGTGGGAGCGTCTTTGGTTTGCCGGAGGCAGCAAAGGTCATTCGGTCTCTGCGCGGACCGAAGCCAATTCTTGCGGTGTCGAATCCTCTCATGGCATCTGCCGCTTACTATCTCGCCGCGCAAGCTGATGAGATCATTGCTACCCCTTCGTCTTTGACTGGTAGCATTGGAACGATGGCTGTCCATGTGGATGAGTCCAGCCTTATTGAGAAACTGGGTCTGAAGGTGGAAGAGTTCACCTATGGAGAGCGGAAGGCGGAGGAGTCTGGGAGCAAGCCGCTGAGTTCTGAGGCTCGGCAGGCGATCCAGGCCCGAGTGGACTATTACGGGACGATGTTCGAGGCAGACGTGGCGAAGGGTCGTGGAATCGGTCCTGGCCGGGTCCGGGCTCATTATGGGCAGGGGGCTGTGTTCAACGCGGAGGAGGCGCTTTCGTCTGGAATGGTGGACAAGTTGGGTGTGCTCGAGGATGTCCTGGGCGAATTGGCGAGCGGGAAACGGCTCAAGGGCCGGGTTGTTGCTGAAGCGGACCCTGTGGAGATTGCGGCTCGTGCTGCGTTGGCGGGGTTGACAGGGCTGGACCCGAGCGTAAAATAGAAGTCTAAGTCGGAGGCGGCAGGCTCGAATCAGCGCACATGCGCCCCGAGCTCACCGTATCGCAGCACATCGGTCCTCAAGGGCCCTTGCTGTTACACCCTACATACCACGGGTGTCTCGGCGGGGCTCTTTGCCTTTGTGGAGGCACCGAGGAGCGATACGATGGAAAGACTCAAGGAGCTGGAAGTCGACCGTGAGGATCGGCGTAACCAGATCAAGGAGTATCTCGAAGCCGCCGCGACAGACAAGCGTCCCTTGAACGAGGATGAACGCGCGGCGGTGGAGATTGCCACAGCCGAACTCGAGCAGATCGACGCCACGATCAAGGTCGAGCAGCAATCCCTGGAATGGGATCGCCAGGTGGAGCCCGACGCTCCTCCGGCGATCATGCCGTCGGGAAGCCTTCGGCCATCCACTCGGAGTCTTGGTGGTCCTGGTAATCCGTGGGGTGATTGCAGTACGGAGCGAGGAGCTCAGGCTGCTTTCGGCAACTTCCTCCAGGCTGTTGCCATGTCGGCAAAGGGTAATCCTGCTGACCCCCGACTGTCTGCTCCACTGGCTGCTAGTGGGCTCAACACCGCCGTCGGTTCTGAGGGCGGCTTCCTCGTCAGAACGGACTTCTCGACAGCCCTACTTGATCGAGCCATGGAGGAGTCGGTCCTTGCGGACCGATGCACCACGATTGACATTGGTGAGGGTTCAGATGGGATTGAACTCCCCTATGTGGACGAAACCTCAAGGGCAACCGGTTCTCGCTGGGGTGGTGTTCAGGTGTATCGGCGAGCCGAGGCCGCGACGGTGACGGCCACCAAGCCGAAGCTCGGGACGTTCGAGATTCGGCTTGAGGACTTGATGGGCATCTGCTATGCCACGGATCGAGCATTGCGGGACGCTACCAGTCTTGGGCAGATCATCCAGATTGCCTTCGCTTCGGAGTTCGCTTTCAAGGTGGACGACGAAATCATCAACGGGACTGGTGTTGGTCAGGCTCAGGGAATCCTCAACTCGACTGCTCTTGTTGTCCAGGCGAAGGAAACCAGCCAGGTCGCGGCGACTGTCGTGGCTGAGAACGCTCTCAAGATGCGTTCGCGGATGCCGGGCCGTAAACGGATGAACACCTTTTGGGCGATCAACCAGGAAGTCGAGCCTCAGCTGCCACAGATGAACATCAAGATCAAGAACGTCGCCGGCGCGGAGAACGTCGGCGGATTCGGCGTCTACATGCCCGCGAACGGTCTTGCGGGTCAGCAATACGACACTCTCTTCGGTCATCCGGTGGTGCCCATCGAGCAGTGTGCGGCACTCGGCACGGCGGGGGATATCCTCTACCTGAACCTCGGTGAGTATCTGCTCATTCGTAAGGGTGCTCTAGAGACAGCCGAGTCCATTCACGTCCGCTTCCTGTACGGCGAAAACACGTTCCGCTTCACGTACCGCGTAAACGGGGCGCCCGCTTGGAAGTCGGCACTCACTCCCTATAAGGGCTCGGCAACACAGAGCCCCTTCGTCGCGCTGATCGCCCGCACGTAAGCGCGGAAAGGAGCATAGAGAAATGAGATTCTCTCCGGGACAGAATCCGATTGTGAAGCATCTCCTTGAGCCCGCCGCGGACGCAGCGGGGCGGACCTCGACCGCGTACATCAACATTGAAAACGCTGTCGCCGCACGTCTGATCTGTCACATCGATCAGGGTAACGCGGCCACGATCCAGATCGACCCTGTTCAGTCAACGCTTGTGGACGGCACTGGGACGAAGGCGCTCTCGGCTGTTGCTCGCATCTGGTCGAACGCGGATTGTGCCACCACGGCTGACGCTGCAGCGGCTACAGCGGCGGTCAACTTCACCACATCGGCAGCGGTCAAGATCAAGACGGTTGAATTTGAGATTGACCCGACAGCGCAGATGGATGTTGCCAACAACTTCAAGTGTATCGGTGTGACTACTGGCGCCTCGAACGTGGCGAACATCACGTCGGCGGTTCTTGTCGTTTGGCCGAAGCACACTGGAGCGACAGCACCCAGCATGATCGCGGACTAGCTTTACACAAGCCGTGGGGGTGGGGGCTTTTGCCTCCCCCCCACGCCACAATTCAGAGGGGGTCTGGACATGCCCAAGGTGCGAATCATCAGCGGAAACAACACGGGCGTAGTAGTGGATCTGCCGGAAGTAGAAGCAGAAGCTGCCATTGACAGTGGGTATGCTGTTGCCTTCGTTGAAAAGACAAAAGCGAAGGTTGCGGAGTTGAAGCCCGCGCCGAAGCCCGAGCGCGATCCGCGGCGTAGAAGGTAGGGGGGCGTTGTGGCTCTGTCCACTTATGCGCTCATCAGTCTATCGGACCTGAAGGGCTACAAGGGCTTTGAGGGAACGACAGAGGACTCTCGGTTAGACCTCGCCATTAATGCTGCATCATCCTGGATCGAGGGCAAGGCGCAGCGCCAGTTCATCACGCGCGGTGGAGTCACGGAATACCATACGCTTGATCGGGCTGTGCATAGCATCACACTGGCACAGAGCCCAATCATCACGGTCACTTCTGTTCACGAATCCACCACAACCCCGCGAGTCTACGATGCCACATCGCTCCTCACGACCGTAACGGATTATCAAGGCGTATCGACAACGGAGCGAGCGCAGATCCGGCGTATCAGCAATTCTGAGTTGTACCCGTGGGCTACTGGGTATCGGGCCATCAAGGTTGTGTATTCCTATGGGTACGCGGATACTGCGGCTATCCCGGATGATCTTGCGTTCCTCTGCATCTACTTGGCTTATAGCATCTATCGAGAAGCTGATCGGGGCTGGCATGGGATGGTTTCAGTCAGTGATGCCCAAGGTTCGGTAACTCGACTTGGTCGACATCTACCGCCAGAGATGCAGGCAATCCTTGACGGATACACACGGCAAGCATTCGAGCGCACCTGGGAACCGGCATGATTTCAATCGATCTGAGGGGGGCGGAGCAGTTCATTGCCAAGAGTCGCCGCGCGCAAGGCTTACTCACAAGAACCATCTGGCGAAGTCTAAAACGTAGCTTTCGAAAGCCCGTCACACAACGCCGCCGGATGACTCGAGAGCAGCCGATGATCCGAGCCATTTTGCGAACTCCATGGGGAAAGGACAAGCGGAACAGTCTTACGGCGCGTGTCAAGCAGTTCGGTCCTACAATTCAGGGGAAGGAAGTGACTGCCGGCATCGGCATGTATGGATATGCCGCAGCAGCACGGACGGGAGATCGTCTTATACCGCATGTCATCCCACGTCGTGGTGGAGTGATTCATCATCCGGGGGCTCGGGTTATTCCACAAATCAGTGGGGGTCGGAGACTTACGGAAGGTGATGAGATTCTGCGTCAACTCGAGCGCGACGTTCACGCGATGCTAGAGCGAGTCTATGGCCTCTAAGCTTCAAAGCGTGCTAGAGGCTCTACAAGCTACCCTTGAGGTAAACCAATCGACTACGGTTTATTCTCCGGACCGTGTTCAAATCATGTTGTTCTGGCCGGATGAGGTTGCTATCCCAGACGGGATAGAGACTGTCTACCTCATTCGTCCGGGAGTCAAGACTGCTGGACAAGTCCAGTCGTGTGATGTGACGGAGCGTCTTGAAGTGTTCATAGTTGCGGCGCATCGCTATCGATCAGCGTCACAAGATCCATTCAAGGAAGATCCGAGCCGAGTCATAGTTTCAGCGGATCTCATCGCGGACGTTGAAGAGAAGCTTCGGCAGGACCCCAAGCTTGATAGCACTGTATTGGATGCTCTCGACGGCACACAGGATACGGATTTCGAGCGGTTTCTCCCGGAGTGGGTTGTGCCTGAACTTCGTCTGCTAATCCGTTATCGCTACTCGAAAGACGAACGATGACCCTTGATGAGTTGGCGGAACTATTGGTAGATATCCAGAATCGCCTTGAGCGGTTGGAGGAGTGGCGCGTCGATGCCGCCAGAGATCATCTTCCATTATCAACCCTGGAGGAACAGCACAGGTCATTTGTGGCGCGTCTGCATGGGCGCGGGGGAGAGGACTGAATGTGCTGCGGAGATGAGGTTGCGTCTCGCCCGCCAGGCGTAGCGCCTTCGAGAGTTCGAGGTGGAAAGATGGCAAAGGTTTACAGTGCTGTCCCGGGATTAAAGGTGATGATCCAGGGTCACGGGCTCGCCACCGAAGATGAGCCTGTTACCGTGTCGGAGGATGTGGCCAGGGATGTGGAAAAGGATAAGCGGCTTCGGGTTGAGAGGGATGAGCCCGCCCCGCGGCTGGCGCCGAAGCCCCCAAGGGCCGTGGCGAAGAAGGAGTAAGATATGGCGACAACGTATTTCAACACCCGCGAGGTCGAACTCGCTGTACAGGATGAGTCGGGCTATGGGAGTGATCCTGGCGCGCCGGCCGCGGGCGACTTCTTCAAGCACACCAGCCGGCTTCACTTTACGCCCGAAATCGCGCGCTACTTCCGCGAGGAGGATGGCAGCGTCGGGCAGGGTAGCGTGCTCGGTGTGCAGGATGGGCGGCAACGGTGCGCCGTCAAGATCGAGGTCGACGCCATTCCGAGCGGGACGGGGACGACTCCGCCGGACATTGATCTGCTCCTCGTCAATGCCCTTGGATCGAAGCTGACGGGCACAGCGAACACGACGACCGCCGCTGGATCGTCGGGGACCACGCTCGTCCTGACGGCCGGCGGCGGCGCGGCGTCTGGGATCGTCGCGGGGATGCTTTTTGGCGTCGATGTCGACGCTACTTACGGCATCGAGGTGCGGCGTTGTATCTCAATCGCGACCGATACCGTGACGATGGATGCAGCGCTGTCTACTGATCCGGCAATCAGTCGTGATGTCTACGTTGGGACCACCTATAAGGCTTCCTTTTCTGCTGTGGGCAGTCTCTACCTCCATCAGTTCATTAGTACAGTGAAGCACGCGGTTCCCGGACTGATTCTGCCCGAGTACGAGATTGGTGTTGACTACTCCGGGGAGACGGCGGTGGTCAAGCAGTCATTCTCGGGTATGGGCAAGCAGGAGGTTATTCATTCAGAAACCCGACCCACGCCAACCACTACGGGTGACCCGCTCATTCCGACCAAGGGCTACGGTTTCGTCGGTGCAACGCGCTACTGTCTCGCGGGGCAGGCGACACTGCGTACTAACAACGGTCGGGAGCTACGGGAGAATGAGTCGTGCAGTTTGGAACCGACTGGGGTTAAGTTCACAGGGAACAACGGTTACACAAACGTTGAACAGGAACTCCATTGGCTCTTGTCAACTGGGGATACTGACACGGCGGCATTGCGTGCTTCCATGATGGCTTCGGCTGCCACACCACTGAGCGTCATCGTACAGAATGGTGTTATCGGCGGAAAGATTGTGGCATGGGCAACGCCTAAATGGGTGCCACTCCCCGAGACAGTTGAACTCGATGGCGAATTCGGTATCAAGGGCGCTGGCCGTTGCATCGGCACGAGCGGCGATGATGATGTGTTCTTGGCATATCTCTAGAAGGAGAGTGGTGCTTTGAAGCTGAAGAAGTGGCGCCGGGTGACCCATGAGGAGACGGGTGTCTCGTGCGAGGTCGGCCGCCTGACCTATTCGCAGAAACCTCTACTTGTCGCGATGATGGCAGACGTATTTGGAGTTGTCGGTGGACTCCGTGATGAAGATGGAACGCCGAAGGCGGGCATCACGATGAGCGAGACGACGGCCACGCTGCGCGGTGCCTTTGCGAAACTGGATATCCCGATGATTGAGAACCTTTTTAAGCATCGGGTCCGGAACATCGAGGGTTTGGAGACGGAGGAGGGTCCCATCAAGACGGGGTCGGAACTTCTCGAGGTGGTCAATGACGAACTCCTGATGTGGGTTCTCGGGGAGATCACGAGCAATTCCGAGCTTTCGGAGGAGCAGGGAAAAGCCTCCGGCTCGCTCTCCACGTCACCTTCGGAAACGACACCCGCTTCCGACTCCCCTGCCGAGTCCATCGTGAGCGAGGATGGTCATTCGCGCTCAACTGTGGAGGGGACATCAACCGGAAGAGCGTCGTCTTCTCGGGTGGCGTAGATGGAGACGGTCGCCCGCGGATCACTACTACGATCTGCCCGTCGCGCCTACTCGGGGAGGCGGGATGGGTTATTCCGCTAATCGAGTGGTGGCAGCTGTCGTCCCCATGGGACGGCACGAGCGGGCAGCCATGTGGTCCACCCGAATGGCCGCGTCCTGGCGGGATGCTGCACCAGGATGCACGTCTGGTCGACGCCGTGAAGCTGTTGCGGGCCGAGTGGTCCCATGTGGGCGTCGAGCGAGCGGACGCGAGGCGGGATAATGGCCCAGGAACTAGAACTTCTCCTTAAGGCGAAGAACCTGAGCGCGGAGGCGTTCAGGGCGGTTGAGGGGCATGTGAAGTCCCTCGACAATGCCGCGAAGAAGAACGAGACCAGTTTCGCCAGGGGGCGCCGGCGCATCAATGACTTCGGGCGTGCTGCTGGCCAGAGTCTGGCTGCCGTAGGGAAGGCCGCCGGCATCATGGCTGGCGCTGTGACTGCGGCCGCGGCCGGTGTGGTGCTCCTCGCGAAGCGCGGCTCTGAGGTGGCGAACGTCCGACGCGCCTTCGATGCACTCTCCGGTGCTATCGGAGAGACCGGCGATGAAATCCTGAACGTTACGCGGACGGCCACAAAGGGCCTGATCTCTGACATGGAGATCATGGAGCAGGCGAATAAGGGGTTGCTGCTCGGTCTTCCAATTACAGCGGATGAGATGGGGCTCCTCGGAAAGACCGCGATCACGCTCGGTCAGGCCATGAAAGTCGGGCCCGAGCAAGCACTGAACGACCTGATCACGGGTCTCGGGCGTGGGTCCGCAATGATCCTTGACAACCTCGGGATCACGATCAAGGCGAAAGACGCGAACGAGCAATATGCAGCGTCCATAGGGAAGGCAGTCAAGGATCTCACCGGGGCAGAAAAGAAAACGGCACTCTACACCGCGGCCCTTGCTGCGGCGTCAGCGAAGCTCCTTGAAATCGGCGGCATCAACCTAACGTTTGCCGAACGCCTGCAGATGGTCCAGGTCGGCATGAGGAACTTCATCGATGCACTCGCGGAGGCTATCGCCACCTCCCCCGCGCTCAACCGGGCTCTTGAGATGATCGCGGGGATGATGGGGCAGGCCTTCGGGCCAAATCAAGCGGAGACGGTGAAGACGCTCATCGGTATTGTGGAGGGCTTTGCCATAGGGCTTGTGTCTTTGGGCTCGACTGCCGTGGCGGTGGGGCGGTTCATTACGAATGCCTTCCAGGGCACGAAGGTCATCTTCAACGCTGTCCTCGAGGCTCTAGTCACGGGCGTCTCGAAGGTAGCCTCCATGCTGTCAACGCTCGCGGACGAAGCCTCCGCACTCCCCGTGGTCGGCCTCGCCTTTAAGGCGCTGGGGGACACATTCCGCGAACACGCGGACTTGGCGGAGGCGCTCGCGTTCGGCTTCGGTGAGATGAAGGACCAAGCCCTGGACAGCGCGGCGGGCTCGAATGCGGCGTTCGATAAGGTCGGGGCAGCACTCGAGAAGATCCGAGCAGGCATGGTCGCTGCGAAGGAAGCCGGCACTGAGTTCTCTACAACGTTCGGTACGGACACGGGCAACACTGCCACGGCGGCCGAGCTGGCGGCCGCGCGCATCGTGGCGGCTCAGAATGCGATGATGGCGCAGATAAACGCCGATTATGCGACACAAAGCGCCGCGCTCATCTCCCTCGTTCAAAACATGTATGACGAGCAGCTGAACTCGGCGACCACTTACTTCGAGACATATGGAGATGTGGCCGCCGAGTCCGGGCTCAAGACCCGGGCGGAGCTTGAGCAAACCGCGCAGAGAGCAGTCGCGCTATATCAGTGGATGCTCCAAAGCGGCCTATATACAACGGCCACTCTCCTAGAGGCATACCAAGCGGCGGAGATAGCGAAACAGGCAGCGACGGGTGAGACCGCAGCATTTCAGATGAGCGACCGGCAGGCGTTGCTGTCGGGTACTGAGGGTCTGTTCGGTGTCTTGGGCCAGAAGCATAAGGCGTCCGCCATAGCCGGTGCGATCATCGCCACCTATGCGGCCGTCGCCAAGGCGCTGGCCTCGGCTCCCTGGCCGTTTAACCTGGCGCTTGCCGCTGGTGCCCTCGCCGCCGGGATGGCGAATGTCAATAAGATCAGGTCGTCGAAACCTGGATACCGAAAGGGAACGCCCAACGCCGACTTTGTGGATTTCGGACCCGGACGCTTGGAGATGCTCCACGGGCGGGAAGCGGTCATCACGAGAAAGCAGGGCGAGAGTCTGGCGGAGATGCTATCGTCCTCTGTCCGGGAAGCGAGCCATGAGGCTGCGAGGGGGGTTGTCCTCCCGTTTGCGCCGCGTCCCGCCGGGCTTGTGGCGAATCGTTCACCTGCCGAGGGGGGTGCCGCGATCAGTGGTCCGCTCGACACTGTAGCTGACCGGATTGGCCGGGCCGCCGCGCAGGCGTCGGGGCAGCCGATTCATGTACACGTTCACATGGACGGCCGCGAGGTTGCCGACGTGCTGGTTCAGCGGAACAAAGCAGGCCTTTTGCCGATTCGTGAGTCTTCGGTGCGGAGGTTCTAATGGCCCAGCGGCTCATGGTGACTAACCGTGTTGCGGCTGCTGCGGCGGTCCTAACCGCGTCCTCTGAGGACTCCTCGACCCCGCGGGCGTGGGTGCAGGATCAGCTTCGCTCGAAGGCCTGGCGCTCGCTCTTGGACTGGAATATCCGGGCCGGGGAGAATGACAAGCTTGATTTCTCCGAGGGTCTGAGTGGTCCTGCGACCGCGACGCTTACGGCCGGTAACTATGCGACCGGCGCTTTACTGGCCACCGAGATAACAATCCAGATGGACGCGGTGGCAACTGATAACTTGTATCTCGTGATCTATTCGAGCTCCAAATTCACTATCTTACGAAAAACGGGTACTGCAACTATCGACCTCAAGTGGTCGACCGGCGCGAACGCAGCTACGTCCGTCGGTCTAGATATCGGCTTCGATACATCCGCAGACGACACGGGGGCCACGTCCTACGAGGGTGACAACGCTGCTTATAAGTCCCGCGCGTGGTTGAAGGTCGATCTCGGCTCGGCTCTGGCTGTGGCGGCCGGGGTCGTCATCAATCACAACCTAGGAACCTCTGGCACTATCACGCTGCAAGGGAATGCGACGGATGCCTGGACCTCGCCGACCGTTGATGAGGAGCTCGCTGGGGATAGCGACATTCGCGCTGCCTACTTCACAGAGCAGTCGCTTCGCTGGTGGCGGTTGGTGATAGACGACGTCTCATCGAACACTGCTGGATATAGTGAGGTCGGCGTCTGGTTCGCGGGGCCATACACGGAGCCGACCGTCTGCTATTCGATCGGCATGATAAAGCGCTATGATCAACTCTCGCGGGTGTCGGTAGCGATCTCGGGCGCTCACTTCCAAGATGAGGGTCCCCAGCGTCCGGTCTGGTCGCTAATCTGGGCCGAGCTCGAGTCTGCCGATCGGACAGCCCTCCAAGCGGCGCTTTTCGCCGTCCCGCGCGGAAAGGCCTTCTTCTTCGGGTTCGATTCGACGGATGCTACTGATACGGAGTATGTCTGGCTCGCCGAGGGCTTCAGCGAAGAACTCACGTCGGCTCTCAGTTACGACATCCCGATTCCAGTGTTGTCTGGCGCGCTGGGATAGCGGATGCCTGTCCCGGCATCGGACGCCATTGCAACCGATATTGGCCACGGTAGGTTTGGCCTACGGACGGGCATCCGGTCTTTCCTTGACATCTTGCCCGAATCGTCAGGACAGCGTCACGTCTGGGCGGAGCTTCGGCCTACAAAGCACCTTACTGGAACATGGACGGCTGGAGCCAGCGGAACCTTCCGCCACGATCTAAACGTTACCCACGACGACGATGTCCTCTGGCCGATCGGTGTGCTTACAAACCACGAGGATCGTGCCCTGGAGATGGCCGAATCCCTAGGGCGATGTGAAGGCATCGTCGGGAGCTTCTTCTACGATGTCGTCAACGGCTGGCTATGGGTTCATCTAACAGATGCAGCAAGTCCTGTTGACTACAGTCTAGCGGTCCAGTTTGCTGTGCCAGTCGGATCACACGGCGTATTCCAGCCCATTCTAGGTCGCGAGCGTCTATTGAATGGTCCGCTTGAGGATTGGACCGTTCCGGGCACCCCGGATCAATGGAGCATCGCGAGCTCGGGCGGCACCTTCACTCTCGCCGGAGCTCGCGATGCCTACGAGGGGGAAGCCGCGGCAAAGTTCACTGCTGCCGCGGCGAGCTCGGGAGACTATTCACGGATCAGACAAGCTGTGCTCGGCAATCCTGGGCAGATTGCAGGAGAGCGCTTCCGGTTCTCCGGCGCCTATCGCGTCACGTCAACAAGCGGCGAGTTAGTACTTCGTCTCTTCATTGAGAATGCCACCAACTCTCTACAAGTTGACGGTCTATCGGTGACGCTGGCCTCAGTGGATCACTTCGTAGAAATTGGGGAGACGGGCGGCGAGTGGCGTCGTTTCAGTTTCGACTTCCTCGGGCCTGTCTGGGATTGGGCGATTCAACTCCGTGCCCATGCCGCACAGAATGGTACCGCCGGAACCGTGGAGGTGGACGATCTCCGCTGTCAGCACATTCCGCGGATGCTGTTCTATCAGCCGATGCTCAGTCTCGAGGGCGTGCCCCAGATCGAGTCGGCGCGACCCGACTCGTTCTATGGCCAGATTTCTAGCGGGGTTGGCTCAGCGTTGCTTCTCAATGGGGACGGGTTCTGGGAGACGCTCTTCTCTGAGCTGGACTGGACAAACGCGGAAGCTATCATCCGGGCCGGAGGGAAGTTCTCGAACGGGGGTGATGACATACCACTCGAGGCCTGTCCCATCTTTGTTCGTGGCCGTGTTGCCAGGCCACAGATTGAGGACGAGCGCGTAACCCTCGGGCTTACCAATGAGCGCAATCTTACTACCGAGCTGTTGCCGCTCACCACATTCGACTCGGATACCTATCCGAATCTTCCGGCTCAGGATGAAGGTCGACCCCGAGCTCTGATCCTGGGAGTTGCTTTCGACCATGTACGTCCTACCCTCCGGGACGTCGGTGTGTCCGGCCTGGGCAAGTATGAGGTTTGCGATCCCTCGTACACATCAGCCGGCGAAGACGGCTCCATTGGCGTCTATGCCTACGTGGACGAGACGGCCGCATCGAAGGAAGACGCGACACGGCGCAAAACTCTCTCGATCACCAACGACTACGCGATAAGCCCCCGCGACGGATCGGGTGAGGGTCGGCTCAATATCCTGCGGCATGTGAGCCCGATTCTGATCGATGAGAAAAACCGAGCCCTAGACTTCGACATCGGCGGGAGTGCTTTCACTTCCCGAATTGCCGTCGGGCTCTATACGCCGGCAACCCTGGCTGTGGCTCTTGCGGCGAATATGAACTCAGTCGCCGGTGTCGCGGACATCACCGTCACGCTCTCGGCGACTACTCATTTGTTCACGATTGCAAAGGGTGCGGGCACGCTCAATCTTCTCTGTAAGACCGGTTCTGATCGTGACATCTCAATGTGGAAAGAACTCGGGTTCGACATGGCGTCGGACAAAACGGGAGCGCTCAGTTATGCCGGTGATCGGGCACTCTTCGAGGACACTTCAGACCACGTCATCCGATTGGCGCATTCCTTCGGGGTCTGTGATGACGCGGACGGCACCTATACGGGCACGGGTTTCCATTGGCTCAACTACGGGTCTGAGATCATCCACTATCTCTTGGGCGCTGTCTTCAAGCTGCCAAGCGATCAGATTGACGATGCTTCCTTCGTCGCCGCACGCGCGGATAGCCGTCGGCAGTATGGCGCGATCTACCTGGCGTCGGAGGATCAACCCATCACGTTCGGAGAAGTGATCGAACGTGTCGAGACCGCTTCGGGTGCTGACATCCGAATTGTAAATGGCCGGTGGACTTGGTTCTGGCGGGAGTCGATCGCCGAGACCGGGGTTGTGGATCTGGTCGACTCGGATTACCTGTCCTTCGTCTCGTCTTATGAAGCCGAAGATATCTATGAGACGGTTGTGCTGGGGCTCACTCCGAGCCCGGAGTCTGGGCTCTATCAGACGGCGGAGGTGACAGATCCGAGCATGCGGATGCGGTTTGGTCACACGGGACGGCGTACTTTCTTGAGTACGTTCAATACAGTGAGTGAGGCAACTTCGCGCCTGCCAGGGCTACAGGATGAGGCGCAGACGAAGCGTCGTCGGTTCCGATTCTCCGTAAAGGGTAAGGCTCTCTTCCGCCCGGTGGGCTCGCAGCTCCGGCTGACTAGATCGCAGGCTCCAGATGCCACGGGTGCTCTCAGCAATCTACTCGTTCGCATTCTTCGGAAGCGTGACGACTTCGCTCGCTGGGAGTCCGACATCGAGGCCGTTGAAGTGCCGGCTTTCTGGCTGCTTGGGATGGCGGGACGATCGGAACTCGGTACGACGACACGTCTCGCACACTAAGGAGAGAAGGCAATGGTCTGGACTCCGCCAAAGACTTGGATTGCTGATGAGGTTGTCGGCGTCTCAGACATGAATACTCACGTTCGTGACAACCTCTTGAGCGCTGGACATCTCGTCAAGTCCTTCGCATTCTCGAGCGGGGAAGGAAACGATGTGGGGGGCGGCGATACACAGCTGACGAGCTATGACGTCACGCTTGCTGCTGAACTTCTAGCCGACGCTGGGAATGCCCTGCTTGTCGACGGTACTCTCTTGGTCGGTGCTGTGTCTGAAGCGAAGACTTGTAAGCTGAAAGTGGGCGGCGGTACGGCCATCACGATCTACACCGCCACGGCCGCATCGCACATCGTGCCGTTCCGGATGGTCATTCGTCGCCGCACATCGACCGCGGGTTCTATCACTGGCATCACGTTTGTGGGCGCGGCGGCCGCCGGGGCCCCGACCAACTATCTTGTGAATGCTGCTCTCGGGACGGTGGCTTGGCTTGGACCTCAAACGCTGGCCATCTACTTGTCCGGTAGCACGGCCGACAGTATCACCTTGACGGATTACTGTGTCACGGCGCTGACGGGCGAGGGCGCGACAGTCTAGCGAGGAAAGAGTAGGGCGGTGCGAGTCTCCCCGGATCGGTCTGGTCCGGTCCGACTCTCCCTCGGCCAAGGTCCCGCCCGAACATTAGTGTCTCAGACTCACATTTGATGTCAAGCCCTGGGAGACATTCCAAGCACTCACGGTCATAAGCAGAGCCACGATTCCCCACCGGAGCCATCTCGCGGTTCGATCATGTCCGTTATGCCGTAGTAGGTAGAAGGCCCCCAAAACCACAGCTGTTCCGAGGGCTTTTTTCGCAGCCATGTGTTCTGTCATCCGGCTGTTTGCCTCGTAGCATGTCGGGCAGGCAGAGAGGGCGAAGCGCGTCGAGGCGTAATCGGCTGCGTTCATGGCTGTGACCCATACGATGTCTCGCTTGAATCCCTCTTGATCCCAGGCGAAAGCTGGGGTGGCGATCATCAGCACGAGCAAGGCAACAATCGTTCTCATGGGTCTGTCCCCTCTCATGAACAATATACGCCTTGACTAGCGCTAGGTCAATCGCTTACCTTTCGCTTATGGCCAAGAACAGGGCGGCGGTCGGGATGGGAAAACTTCGCTGGAAGGGTAAGACCAAAGCCCAGCGACGGGCCCACATGAAGATGATGTCCGACAAGGCGGCTGCTGCCCGGAAGAAAAAGCGCCGACGGCCCCCTGCCCATGAGGAGGCTAAGCCATGAACGAGCAGCATCAGAACGTGAACTTCTGCCTCGGCTCTTGGGGTCCTCAGCCCAACGATCACTACGAGCCTGCGCGTGTGGTCGATCCTGCTGACTTGCTGACGGTGGATGACTGGCGGCAGCTGGCGCAGCGATGGGCGGCTCAGGCCATGGCAGAGATCAAGGCGGGCCATCCTGAGTTGGCGGGTGAGTACGCTCGCGGCGCCGCTCGGTTCTGTCTCCGCTACCAGTTTGCGGGAGGGCGCCCCGATGCCGAGTGAAGGACTGACGGAGTACCAGCAGAGATGCTGGGATACCTGCGAGGATCTTGTCTCGAGCAAGGACAAAGACACTCGGATCATGGGTGCGTTGCTTCTGTCTTGGATGAGCATGCAGGAGCCGCTTGAGGTGGAGCAACCTGAGGGGGAGTGATGTCCTGGCCCCAGAAATCGCGTCTGCGTAAATGTTCTATCTGCCGCAAGCGGTTCAACCTCATTGACTGGGCGAACCACCAGGGGGCGCACCTCTCTCCAGAGGAGCGGGACCGGCTGGTGAGAGAGATGATCGAGAACAAGAGAAAGAAGCCTCTGCCTCCTGAGAAGGAAGTGTTCAAGGGCTTCACCGAGGAGGACAAGTAGATGCCAAGCTACAGGGCCGTTTACTCAGGGGACTACCTGAAAGCCGAGGACATTCTCGGCAAGCGTATCCCCGTCACAATCGACACAATCGCACTGAAGGCGGTCCAGAAGGATGAGGACCCACAGTTGATTCTGAGCTTCGTCGGGAAGCAGAAGCAGTTGATTCTGAACAAGACGAATGCTCAGTCCATTGGGGACCTCTACGGAGACGACTATGATCATTGGGTGGGACGCAGCATCATGCTGTTCACTGTCCCGAACGTCTACCAGGGTAAGCCTGGGATTCGAGTGGACGCTCCCCCGGCTGGTCACGGGGGAGACGCGCATCCCGCTCCTCCCCCGCCACCCGATCCACACACTGCGGACGACTCTGTCCCTTTCTGATTGACCGATGGTTGAAGCAGTCTTTACGGGAGTGGTCAGAGCGGGACGTTTCGTACCGGACGACGCACCTCGGTTCGCGGGACGTATGGCCCGCCTGGAAGGACGGCGTGTTCGTGCCTCTTTTCGGCGGGAAACCACGGGACGAACCATGAGCCAGAACCGTTACTACTGGGGTGTGGTTCTGGCGACCCTGTCTGAGTGGTGTGGGCACGAACCGGAGGAGCTCCACGACTATCTAAAGCGTTACCACCTGGACCCTGTGCGACGGGAGTTTCCGACAGGGCTTTCCATGAGGATTGTCCCATCTACCACGAATCTGGCGGTGGAGGAGTTCTCGGGTTACGTCGATAAGGTGGTCCAGTGGGCCGCAGAGCAGGGTGTGAACGTCCCCAGCCCGGACGAGGTGGCCTGATGTACTACTTCCCCACCCGTCAAGATTTCACTCCGCTCCGTAGAGCACTGCGAGAGACCGAGCGTTTGTTGGGTGGTCTGTCTCGTTGGTCGCGGGAGCCTCCAAACATCAGCGACCGCGAGCGGGCCCTTTTACAGAGGGGGGTGCTTACAGGCGAAACGAGTTTACCGAAGTTGGCTGGGTCGGGGGGCTTGAGTACCTCTAAGCAAGGGGATGCCCCCCGGCCCACTTCGGAGGAGTGACATGGCTCTGGCGTTGCTGTACATCATCGGGGGATTGCTTCTCGCAGCCGGGTCTGGGCTGGTCATCGTGGCGCTGTTGCATCTTGAGGTTCGGGAACGGGAGGGCTATGTTTCGCAGGGCTGGAAGGTTACCCATGAGAAGGAGGACGGATGCCAGAGCAAATGATGTTATCCCAAGGCGTTCCAAGCCGTTCTAATGGGGTGTGCATCTGTCCCCAGTGCCAGAGGCCGTTCAAGCCCTACAAACGCTGTACAGACCAAATCTGGTGCTCGTCTGAATGTCGGACAAGGCATTGGAAGATTGAGCATGACGTGCTCAAGGCCCCGGTCCAGAATCCAGACAAGATGACCCGAGCGGAGAACGTCCTGGCGCGGCTAAGGAAAGGATCTTGTACTGGGCTGGAGCTATTAAAGGCTGGGGGCGGGACGTGCTACCGAGATCAGGTGTGTGCTCTACGGAGGATGGGGCACAACATCCTGGGGTCGCGGCCGTGGAAACGACCTGACGGCAGCGCTGGGGGGCAGGTTCCACAGACGGACGAGGGCTGGGACCAATACCGACTGGCCTCTGAGGGCGAGGGGGAGTGAGCATTCGGCAGGAGTACGCCGAACGCATCCGGGCGTTGCGGGCCGCTTCTGTAGAAGCGTTTGTCGCTACCGGCCAGGAGCTGCTTCGAGCCAAGGATGAGTTACCCCACGGCGAGTTTGAGGGGCTAGTGCGGGAGGACTTGGGGTGGAGCAGGGCCACGTCAGCTCGGCTTATGGAGATAGCTCGGCACCCCATCATCTCAGATGTAGCACATGTGCGACATTTGCCTCCCGCGTGGGGAACACTCTACAAGCTGACTCGCCTTGATAACGAGGTGCTCGAGTCCGCCCTGGGTTCCGGCGCGGTTCATCCCGGCTTAGAGCGAAAGGACGTGGCGGCGCTGGGGCCGGCTGAGTCCCTGCCGCCGCAGATTGTAGGCCGTACCGAGACTGTCAAGAAGTTGGAGTCCCTGATTGCAGCAGGGAGGCGGTACGGCACGGTCTATGCCGATCCGCCGTGGGCCTACAGCAATCAGGGCACGCGAGCGGCAACCAGCAACCACTACGGCACGGAATCCATCGAGTACATCGCAGGGCTTCCGGTCAGTCAGCTCGCAGCAGAGAACGCGCATCTCCACCTCTGGACGACAAACGCCTTTCTCTTCGACGCTCGCCGGGTCATGGAGGCGTGGGGCTTTGAGTACAAGTCTTGTTTCGTCTGGGTCAAGCCGCAGATGGGGATAGGAAACTACTGGCGCGTGTCTCACGAGTTCATGCTGCTCGGCGTGCGTGGCTCTACGCCATTTGGGGACCGGGGCCTGATGAGTTGGGCGCGGATGGATAGGACGAAACACAGCGCGAAACCGGAGTCAGTGCGCCGAATGATAGAAGCGGCAAGTCCCGGGCCCCGCCTAGAATTGTTCGGGCGCCGCAAGATGGTGGGCTGGACTGTTTGGGGGGACCAGATCGAGGGGTCACTCTTCGTGGAGGCCGAATCCATTGACTGACGTTTATCGAGAATGCAAGGACTTTGGCGATCGGTTGGTACAAATCCTCAAGGTTCCATTGTCCCGAAGCTATCTAGTGGAGAACATGATTTCTCGGGACGCTCAGTTACGGGACGGCGATTTGCGCGTAACGGCACTGAACGGAACATCTCCCTTCCTGGGCAGGCAAGCGAACATCGAGGTCAAGGGCGAATGGCAGCACACGGGTAATCTATTCATTGAGGTGTTCAGCAATAAGAGGCTGCGTCGCCTTGGCTGGTTGTTCAATTTGCTCAGATGCGATGAGCTCCTCTATGGATTCCATGACGAGCAGATTTTGTATTGCCTCAACTTCGGGCAGTTGTGGGGCTGGTGCTGGTCGAAGCAAGGCAGAAAGCACGATTTGCGCGATCGTGGAAGGCCGAATATTTACAACTATCCGCTGGTTAAACAGAAGAAGTACGAGCAAGCAAACGATACATGGGGAGCGCTCGTGCCTGTCCACCACCTGAAGGCAGACGGGGCGATTCAGTCGGTGCGCGACTTAGGCCTAGTGGAGAAGTGGACGCAGAAGAGTCCGGCCCCGGTATTTGGCCAGCAGTCGCTCTTTTCTTGAGAGGGGGAGTAGCTATGGCTAGAGGTTTGATGCTGACGCGGAAGGGCCAGAACTTCATGCTTGAACTAGAGCGGGCGGGGGTGATTCGAAAGCGGAGTTGGTGGGTCCGGTTGAATCATTGGGTGCGCTTTGGCATTCCGTTGTGGTAGCATGTCCCTAACGAACGAAAGCCCGCCGCAGGAGTTAGCTGCTGACGGGCTTGGAGCACCTGAATGCACCAGGCACCCAACGGGACGTTCCCAATTTACAGCCTGTGTAGTGGTGCGTCAAGCCCTTTCGCACTATCCCTTGCGGTGGAGGGAGGTTCAAAGAAGCAGGGTAGCGGGGATAAACCCGCCGGGCCACAGGGGAGGCTCCCTGAGCCGTCATCCCTTGAGAGTCCCCGACCGCTATGCTCAGGTAAAGTCGGTTGCCGGTGTGAATCCGGCCCCTGTTTCTTTGAGCCCCCCTCCCACAGTCTTATCCGGCTGGCCGAGTGGGGCGTACAAGCGAACCGGGTCATCCAACCGAAAGAGGGTTCACCCTCGGTTGGTTTCATGGAGCAGTACCATCCGCGGAAGCGGTGCCCCGCTAGCCCCGAGGGCAGAAGGCCACCCAAGGCCCGAAGTGGTACAGGTGAAATATCGGGGGATGAGCCGACCCGGTACTGCTCCATCAAGCCAACCGGGGGGTTTTCCGGGCAACGGGCACAGGTCGTGTGCATTACCTCAACGCCCCGGTCCACAAGCGACACCAAAGCAACCCTCGTATAAGGCTGGGGGCCTCGCAAGCCCCAAGGATGGCGAATCGGTCGGCGACAGATTAAGTCGCAAGGGATGAGGTGTGTGATGACGACCAACTACGTGCCGTGCGCGAAGTGTGGGAAGCCGGCGAAGGCTCTGAGCCATTACGTCCCGCCCGTGACGTGGAACGGGGGGCTCGTCTGTGTTGACTGCACCCGTGAGCTCCAGGGGAGGGAGCGGCGGCCTGATGGTGGCCTCCCGGCCCAGTCGCAGCAGGGGTACTTCGGCAAGGGATGAGGTGTGCCCTTGATTGAGACAAAGGCTTCGCTGGTGTGGCGCAAGGGAGATGCTGTCGCAGGCGAAGTTCTGCGCGAGTTGCTCCGTGCCGTCGAGAAGTTCACACCCTTCCACAGCGGGCATGAGGGTTACGCGGTCATCCTGGAGGAGCTCGATGAGCTCTGGGATGAGGTGAAGAAACGTCCGAGCGAGAGAAATACGCAGAAGATGCGGGGCGAAGCCGTACAGGTTGCGGCTATGGCGATCCGGTTCATCACGGATGTTTGTGAGAAGGAAGAATGAGCGCCGGCCTTTTGTTCCCCGAGTTGGCTCCTGCGGTTACGCCGGCTCGGACGTACTCCCGGGTTCTTACGGTTCAGATGAACGGCAAGGGCGTCCTGGACTGTGACACGGTGAAGGGGTGTACCTCGGGCATGGCTGTCTACCCGGACGGTGGCTGTTATGGGGAGTGCTATGCGGCCAAGGGAGCGACCCGGAGCGGGATTGATTTCTCGGTGAGCGTCAGTCGGAAGCTTATGGACCGGGAGCACATTGCGACAGTTATTCATGAGATGCGGAAGCATTCTGTGGGTTGGTATCGGGTCGGCGTGGCGGGTGACCCGTGCCACGACTGGGACGGGACCATGTCGTCCCTGCGGGTGCTCAGATATGCTGGCAAGACCCCGGTGGTCATCACCAAGCACTGGCGACCGCTCGAGGATAGACACATCGAATTCGATAGGCGGAGGGAAGCTGGTGTCCCTGCACAGTGGTGCAGCTTTTCTTGGGCGGTGTGATGCCTGCCCGGACCAGTGCGGTACGACAGGGAAAGAACCGAGGGAGGCCGTCTCGATGCAAAAGGATTTATTCGAGCGCAAGGTTGAATTCAAGCACGTCGAATCGGTCATTGGGTCCGGCCATGAGGAAGCGGTTTCCGCGTTGGCGCTCGAGGATGGGATTGCCCACCGTGCCGCCCGGAAGAACATGCAGATCCACTCGGCGATCATTTTACTGATCAATGGGGACTTTGCTGGTTTTATGACCTTCCAGATCAACGATGAGTGCCGAGAATTCTGCTTGCTCCAATCCGTTATCAAGCCCGAGCTATACACGGACGAGCTCTACTTGGAGATGGTCCGGGCGGTCATAGGCCAGAACACCAAAAGCTATCCAGCTCTTATGACCACCAATCCGAAATCAAAATTCGAGACCCCAAAACTGTTTGAGCAGTTGGGTTTCTTCACCTATCTAAAGATGGGTGAGTTCCACTATATGGCGCACGGTGACCCCGCGGATGTTCGGATGAAACTGCTGGCCCACATCAGCATGACCAACGTCTGGCAGTCTACCCGCGGGGATTGGTTGCGGATCAAGAAAGAATGGAAAGCCAAGATCGAGGAGGCCGGCGAGAAGCACAAGGTTCAGAACCCGATGTTCGCCACCCGAGACGGGTGTTGGAACAGCTTTGCGGAGATCGTGGCCGGCAGGTCCCATAATGGGAACGCATCAGTCTTGGACTCGACGGCGTGCGAGGTCATCCTGCGCTTCTTTATGCCACGCGAAGGACGCCGCATCTACAATCCGTTCGGGGGTGGGGTTCAGTTCGGGTTCATTGCCGGCGCCTATGGGTACGAGTACATCGCCAGCGAGCTCAGGAAGAATCAGTCGGACGCGAACAACGCCATCTGCTCGGAGTTCGATTCTGTGTCTTGGGTGTGCGCGGACTCTGCGACGTATGAGCCTGAGGGAATGTTCGATCTGATGTTCACTTGTCCGCCCTACTACAAGGTGGAGAAGTACCTTGACTACGACGGCAAGCCCCCGCCTGGCGAACTTAATAGCTTGTCCACCTATGAGGTGTTCCGGGACACGCTTTTTGAGGGCTACCGGCGGGCCATTGCTCACTTGAACGATGGATGCTTTTTCGTGGTGATGACAGGGGACAGCCGGGACTCTAAGGGGGCTTATCACTGCTCGGAAGCGGAGACCGAACTATTCCTGCGTGATCAGGGGCTGTCAATCTACAACCGGATCATCTATCTCGAGGCGGAGTTCACCCGTTTGGCGCAGGCGAAAACCACTCTCAACACCCGGAAGTTTCCGAAGAGGGAGCAGAAAGTCATCGTGGCGTACAAGGGGGACATCAAGGACATTCAGGCCAGGTACGCGAAGATGGGGCGGCTATGACCCCGGAAGAGAAGCAGCAATACACCCATGAGGTGGTCCTGGCCCTCTCAGGCAAAGAACCCGCTGATACCTGGCTCTCCAACGCTGACATCACCACCATAGGGGACTGGATACGGCAGGACATTCCACTTCGAGTGGTGCTCCAAGCTATTGAGCAAGTCAAGGTCAGGCGGAACTTCGACAACGTGAAGAACCCGATTCTCTATCTGAGGCCTGCGGTAGAGGAGGAGTGGAACCGGGTGCGGAGGGCGCGAGCATGAGCAGTAAGTTCTGGATGAGTGTCCTTCAGGCGGTTATTGTGGCTCTTCTGCTTGGGGTGATGGGTAAGGTCTGGCAGACTTATGAGCAGGTACTAGAGCTCCGGCATGATGTGGACGTGCTGTATGGCGAAGTAAACGAGCTGGCCCAGAACCAATGAAGCGGGGACCGCAGCGGCGCCGGAGTTCCCGCAAGGCTCTACGGAACAAGGCCGACAAGCTGTTCTCTGAGAAGATTCGGAGTGATGCTTGCTGCCGGAACTGTGGTGTTTCATGGCGCCTTCAATGCGCCCACATTGTGTCTCGCCGGTACAACGCCACTCGCTGGAGTCTGGATAATGCTGTGTGCCTCTGCCAGCGGTGTCACATGAAGTTCACCTTTGACCCTCTTGCTTGGGAGGAGTGGGTAGAGGAGAGGTTTCCTGGCCGGCTGGCTCAGCTCAAGGTCCGTGCCAGGCAGGGGATAGCGAAGGTTGACCTTGGAGCAGTAGTAGAATCCTTGACCCAGACCGTGTAAAATCAGCACGGCCTGGAGGGAAAGACTGTCTGAGCTCCGGCGGCGTCAAGCGCTTCTGACAAAATGCCTGGGGCAGCTTCTTCTCTACGCTACTCAGCAAGAGCACGATCTTACCCTCGGCGAAGCCTACGTAGAAAACCCCCGTAAAGCCAGAAATGGTCGGATGATTACAGATGGAGTCCATATGCGGGACTCCCTCCACTACTCCCGCTTGGCCATCGACCTCAACCTCTTCGTGCGGACTCCTCGAAGAAACTGGGAGTACGTCACCGACTCAAATCACTCCGTCTGGATTGACCTGGGAACGTTCTGGGAATCTCTCGACCCGCTGTGTCGGTGGGGGGGGCGTTTTGCTGACGCTAATCATGTTTCGATAACTTACAGAGGTAAGGCATGAGGGGATTAGTGCTGTTGATGGCCCCCGGGATCATTCTAGCGGGAGCACTGTTGCTATCGCTTGGCTGTGGTGGTGGTATCGATCCGTGTACGGTTGAGGCTGCGGCTTGTATCGCGCAGGGTGGGACTTGGAGTCCTGGACCCAACTGCGGGACATGCGAGTATCCACCGGAGTCCTGTGTCGACACCGGTTGCGAGGCCGGTCGTTGTAATCCCGAGACGGGGAAATGCGAGGCGCTTCCGCCTCCACCGCCGCCGCCTCCACCGCCTCCACCGCCGGTTGGGGATTGTACTCTTGAGACTCCGCCTGCTTCGCAGGTTGCTCGAGCCAAGATCCAGGTTCAGCGGGTGAGCCGGATGATCGTCAGCGCTTCTCCTACAGGGCGGTTCGGACGGGAGTACTACTGCACAGCTGAAATGAACTGGCCCGAGGCGTGTGCTGCCGGTAGGGCCGAGGGGCCGGTCGCGCCGGATGGTCATCCGCAACGGATGGCCTGCGAAGCGCAGTTCATGGAGCAACCGTGCCCGATGTTCTCTGAGCACGATCCACAAGGGCACTGGTCTTTTGATCCGTGGTTTGTCATCGACAGCGTTAATCAAAACCATCCGAAGAACGTAGAGGCCGGTTGTGGGACGCAGTTTGAGGACCATCCGTCATGGGTGAAGCGGCCGCATAGGGGACGCCTGTACATCCAAGAGGGTATGTGGTGGATGGCGACCGTCCACGGCGACCTGAAGATCAAGGCGTGCATGGCCGGCGGGACGATCTGCGGCGTCAGTACCTTCCGGGTGGATCAGTGATGATCGAAGGAGAAACCGAATGAGGAAGATCGGAGCCGTACTTGTGTTGATGCTGACACTGCCGGCGTGCAACGACATCCCGTTGCCCGATAGCGACGGAGACGGGATACCCGACATCATTGACCCCTGTCCGGACAACCCCGACCCCATGTGCGTCCCCGAGCCGGACCCGCCCATGCCCTACGACTGCGAGAGCCAGCCCATGCTGGAGGGGCGCTACCTGCCCGGCGACGTTGCGGGCCAGCTGATAATCGTCTTCAAGAAACGCACTGTTCACGGCCCTGTTGGCACGAACCAGATGCGGGCTCTTGTCGACCAATTCTCAAACGAACTGAAGGACGTTCGCTATTTCAACCGCCTGAACCAGGTCGCCGTCAAGTTGGACGATATGAAGACCCTGGTCAAGATCCTGGCCGACCCGAATGTTCTATATGTCTCTCAAGAGAGAACCTACAAGATCAAACCAGAGATCGCTGCCGCGACCGATCTGTGGGGACTGGACCGCATCGACCAGCGTGAAGGGCGGGACGGAGAGTACGAACCAGGCGACACGGCCGTGGGCATCCATGTCGATATTATCGATACGGGCGTGGGTACTGCGATCGACGGTGTCGATCCCGACCCTGAGTTTGGAGGCCGTTTGGTCGCCCCCTGTCATACCGAACACACCTTCCGAGGCTGCTCCGATGGCCACGGCCACGGCACTCACGTTGCTGGCATCGTCGGCGGCAAAACATATGGTGTTGCCAAAGAGGTGTTTTTACACGCCATTCGCGTTCTAGGAGAGGATGGTAGCGGCACTACCAGCCAAGTTATCGGCGGCATTAACAAGTCTGCCGAATGGGCTCGAGCCTCCGGCCAGATTCGCATCGCCAATATGAGTTTGGGCGGCCCTGCCGACCCACCGCTTGACGCTGCCGTCTGTGGTGCTATGGCTAGCGGTGTAGTCTTTGCCATTGCTGCCGGCAATGACTATGGAGCTGACCCCAACGGCAGCAGCCCTGCTCGAGTTATCCAGGCGATCACGGTGGGTGCCATGAACGAGTTGGACGAGGCCGCCAGCTTCAGCAACAGCGGGCCCGCCATCGATCTCTGGGCCCCCGGTGAGGCCATTCGTAGTGCTAAGCCCGGCGGCGGCAGCGAGACGATGAGCGGGACTAGTATGGCCGCCCCTCATGTGGCCGGCGCTGCAGCCCTCTTTCTGTTCCGTTCGCCGGATGCCACGGTCGCTAAGGTCAAGGCTGCAGTAATCGACGGTGCCACCCTGGACACCCTGGAAGGCGTGGGTAGTAGCCCCAACCTTTTGCTCTACGTAAGGCGGAAGTGAGATGGACTCGCGGCTTAACGAGGCCGACATTTCCCTCCCCGGTGGGGCGATCCAGCGCGTCCGCTATTTCACCGACGCGGCAATTCAGAACACCATTGACGAAACTCTGGATGGAATTGAACCAGGCCGGAGGGGAGTGATCCTACGGGGTCGGGTTGATAGTGAGGGTGTGGCTGCCGTCCTGGCCGCGCGCCTCAACAACCACTGGTCCATTGGGCTGATCGCCGACTATAGCAAGGTGACGAAGGACTGGGGGGTTGGCTTTGAGAGTGTCTTTGAATGGTGACGAACCGGAGTGGGGGTAGGGCGGACATTGTTACTCGTCCTCGCTGGCGAGACCTGGCGTCTCGGGTCCTCGCACAGCTTCAGGAGGATTTCCCGTACAGAGACGGGAGGTGGCACGTTGCGGAGACCAACCGAATTATGCGCCGAGAGTTTGGCCCGGAACCCCCGGGATGGTTCAGTATCATTCGGAAGGTGACGTTCGGTTACTTGAGGACGGGAGGGAATATGGATTTTTCATGGACGAAGAATCTGTGGAAAGCGCTACGGGGCGGATTGGGAGTGATCCTGGCAGCTGCGTTATATGCTGCCCTTGATGCCCTGATGGCACTGGTCGGAAACCCTGGATTCTGGGGGGCTATTGGTGCGCCCGCTTTCATCATCCCCATCATCGTGGCTGCGCTCGTGAGCTTTCGGAACTGGCTGAAGCACAAAAAGCGTCTGACCATGCCGTAATCTTATGGAGAGCTTTTTTGCTGAGCATGGTGGCTTCGCGGCTGCTCTTGTAAGCGTTCTGCTCGCGGGATGGATTGCTTTAGGGACGGCCTATCTGCGGGAGAAGTTCCGGCATATAGACGATCATCAGAAACATCAGGATATCCGCCTCAATGACTTGGAGGACAATGTGTCTACACTCCAGGGCGACAAGCGTACGCTGTCGGCAGACCTGCGGAATCTCTCCAAGATACTTGAGAAGTACTTTGAGGAGATGAAAGAGCGTGCAGATCGTTATGAGCAGAGGAACGACAAGGCTCATGAGGAGATCAGGAAAGACCAGGGTGAGATCAAACAGTTGATTAGGCAGAGTCAAACAGAATGAAAGTTTCGGTCATCATCCCGAGTCGTAACGAGCGCTTTCTCGCGCAGACAGTCGCCGATGTCCTAAAGAACGCTCGCGGGGACGTTGAGGTCATTGCGGTTCTGGAGGGCTATTGGGATCACGGGCTTCCGACGAATGATGAAAGGCTAGTCCTGGTCCATCATGGCGAGCCCAAGGGCATGAGAGGAGCGATCAACGCTGGCGTTGCCGTAGCCCGGGGTGACTTCCTTATGAAGTGTGATGCCCACTGCTCCTTTGCTGAGGGCTTTGACGAAACGCTTAAGGCAGGCTGTGAGAAGGACTGGGTTGTGGTGCCCCGTCTCTACCGTCTTGATGCAGAGAAATGGGAGCGCTCCAAGTTTGATACCGACTATTGGTATCTCTGCTATCCAAACCTAGACGGTAAGGGCGGAGAGGGGGCAGCCAACGACGGGGATCGGGGTGGGCGGACATTACACGGGCGCCGCTGGAGAGAGAAGAACGAGGCCTTCAAGGGCAAGCCCGTGGATGATCTCATGTCGGCTCAGGGCTCGTGCTGGTTCATGCACCGTGACTACTTCCACGAGCTTGGTCTTCTGGATGAGGAGAACTATGGAACCTTTGGCAATGAGTTCCAGGAGGTTGGGCTAAAGGCTTGGCTATCTGGCGGGCGGGTCGTTGTCAACAAAGGAACGTGGTATGCCCATCTTCACAAGGGCAAGAAATATGGACGGGGCTGGCCTCTCGGTCGACATGATGCCGATAAGGCAGCGGAATTCACAAAGCGCTGGGCGACTGATACGGCATGGGACAAGAGACAGATTCGCCCTTTCAAATGGTTAGTAGAGAAGTTCTGGCCTGTGCCGGGTTGGCCGGAGGAGTGGGCCCCCAAGCAGGAGGTGAAGTTGATGCCGGTGCCTGGTGAGTCTCCGATCGGAGCGGGCCGGGGTCGGAGTTACTCCTCCCACATCCCTGTGTTGCTTGACTTACTGCACAAAACGAAGGGGCCAATTCTCGAGCTTGGCGCTGGCCGATACAGCACACCCCTCATTCATTGGGCTTGTGCAGCCAGGAAACGGTACGTGCTAACGCTTGAGAGCAATCCTAAGTTCTTTGAGTATGCGGCGCAGTTCGCTGACACCTGGCATCATGTCATCTTCGTGGATGATTGGGCTAAGCAGCCCCTCGGTTGTCCAGATGGGAGGCTATGGGGGTTTGCCTTTGTGGATCATGTAGGCCCCCGACGTGGTGCCGAAGCTAAGCGCCTAGCCAACCTGGCCGAGCTTGTCGTCTGCCACGACACCTGTGGGCGGGATGATCGGAAGTATCACTACTCCGAAGCGTGGCCGCTTTACAAGTACCGCTATCAGTTCCAACGGGTGCGCCCGAGAACCACGGTTGTGTCTAACACGGTAGATGTTCGCAATCTTGGGTTGCCATGAAGCTGTTTTCCTATTGCATCCCGATTAGGAATAGGAAAGCAGACTTGGTGGTCGCGCTCCCGACTGTTCTGGCTGCGGTTTGTCTTGAGACCTCGGTAGAGGTTGTGGTTCTTGACTACGGATCAACTGATGGGCTTTGTAACTACGTTTGGCCCTTGACGGAGGATTGGGGTGGGCTGAGGTATATCCGGCATGAGGCGGAGTATTACCATATGGCGTGGGCCCGCAACCTTGCCATGCGTGCGGGCCTTGGAAGGTATCTCATTTCTACCAATGCTGACACCTTGCTCGCCCCGTCTTACTTCCAGGTTTTGAAAGAGGTCGCACTGCGGACAGATTGTGACGTGATGCGTGCGGGGAAGCACATCAACGGAGTGCTGGCCGTCAAGCGTGACGAGTTCTGGCGGTCGGGTGGGTTTGATGAGCGCTTTGAGTTCTATGGCCCCGAGGATAAGGACTTTGTGGCGCGGTTGGAGCGGCGGGGGCTGAGCATGGAGTATTACGATCCCCATCTGCTTGGCAAAATTCCAACACCAGATAATGTCAAGGTCGAGGGTTACAGGCTGCCACTGTCAAAGCGGGAGATGGCCAAGAAGATGCACGCTGTTTATGAAGAGAACAAAACCCGCGGTGTCTTGGTAGCTAATGCATGACAGCGGAGGAGCAGCTAAGGCGGTGGTACCGGAAATCAGGTCAAGTCTCTCCGGCCCGAATTCCGCATCTTCTACGAACCGATTTTGTGAAGAGGTTTGGACCCTGGGGATTATTGAAGGGTGCCGAGATTGGGGTTGCTCGAGGAACGTTTACGAGGCATTTATTCGACCATGTTCCTGGGCTGGCTATGATCGGGGTAGATCCATGGGTTCGGCTGAATGGTAACGAGGAGGGTATAGCGGATTACAAGCTGCGTGGGCAGGCTTGGAAGAAAATGAAAATGAAGTCTGAAGATGCAGCGCCGCAGGTCACTAATGAATGCTTGGATTTTGTCTATATCGATGGGGACCATTCGTTTGATGCTGTCATGCTGGACTTGATTTTGTGGTCTCGGAAGGTCCGGAAGGGGGGACTGGTCGGCGGGCACGATTACTACCGCTTCCGAAATGCTGGCGTTGTCCCTGCGGTGGACTGCTATGCCCGGGAGCATAATATTCACGAGTGGTTTCTCACGGATGAGAAACTGGCGTCGTTTTTCTGGGTGAAGCCGTAATGGCCTATATCACTGAACGGCTCATCTTCTATCACGTTCCAAAGACTGGTGGAAAGTGGATAGCTCAGGCGATGTTGGACTGTGGACTTATGGACGCTGAATCCTGGGTATTGGAAACTTTCTATGCCTGATCTGAGCGTCCTCATTCCGGCGCGCAATGAAGAGTTTCTCCAGCACACGATTGATGATGTGCAGAAAAACAAGCGTGGAGACAGTGAAATCATTGTCGTGCTAGATGGGTATTGGCCGGCAAAAACGATTCCCCAGGAACCAAACCTAACGATTGTGCATCAGCCTAAAAGCATCGGCCAGCGGGGCGCAACAAACTTGGCAGCGCAACTCTCAAAAGCACCTTATGTCATGAAGCTGGACGCTCACTGTGCGCTGGGCGAGGGCTTTGATGTAACGCTTCTCAAGGCTGCAGAGGAGTTGGGTCCTGAGGTTCTGCAGGTTCCCCTTCAGTACAACCTACATGTGTTCGACTGGGCCTGTGATTCCTGCGGACATCGACGCTACCAATCCAAGCCTCTCAAGGCTTGCGAGAAGTGTGGGCATGAGAAACTCCGCAAGGAGATGGTCTGGAAGCCGCGCAAGAATCGTGTTTCCTCGGCTTGGAGATTCAATAGCAACCTGGTGTTTGGTTACTGGGGACAGTGGAAGCACACGGATGAGGGACGGAAGGAGATCAGCGAAACCCTATCACTTCTAGGCGCGTGTTGGTTCTGTGATCGTAAGCGCTTCTGGGAGCTTGATGGATTGGACGAGGGGCACGGCGGATGGGGCCAGATGGGGACGGAGCTCGCCTGTAAGTTCTGGCTCTCCGGGGGCCGAGTCGTCTGTAATAAGCGAACGTGGTTTGGTCATATGTTCAGGAGCAACATTGGATTCCCCTACCATCTATCCAAGTCACAGACTAATCATGCTCGTTCTTATTCTCAGAATCTTTGGAAGAATAACAAAGGGCCCAAGGCAAAGCACAGACTTGAGTGGCTGATTGATCGCTTCGCGCCGGTTCCCGGTTGGGAGGTGGATGGTGACAAGCAAAACGAAGCCATGGCCGGTGGTCCTGTGCCTAGTGCTGCTGTTCCTGTGGATGTTCGGGTTGGGAGTGCAGATCGGTCTGAGCCTACGTCCCTGACTAAAGGGGTGGTGTACTACTCCGACTGTCGAGGGGATGAGGCCATCTTGAATGTGGTGCGGGCTCAGCTTGCCCGGGCTGTCAATGGGCACCCAATCGTCTCGTCCTGTCTGGACTATGTCCCCCTTGGGGAGACGCGAATTGTTCATGCAAAGCTAAAGCGTGGCTATCTGACTATGTTCAAGCAGATCCTCGCGGGCCTCGAGATGTCTACTGCCGACGTGGTCTTTTTGGCTGAGCATGATGTTCTCTATCACCCGTCGCATTTTGACTTCACCCCAGAGAGGAAAGATGTCTATTACTACAACGAAAACACCTGGAAGGTTGATGCAACCGATGGGAAAGCGCTGTTCTACTACTGCAAGCAAACTTCCGGGCTGTGTGCGTACCGAGACTTACTCGTTCAGCATTACCGCGCCCGAGTGGAGAGAGTGGAGCGCGAGGGTTTTACGCGGCGAATGGGATTCGAGCCTGGCACCCATAAGGCACCTCGGGGGGTTGATAACTATCGCGCCGAGAGGTGGATGTCCGAGCATCCAAACATCGATATCCGGCACACCCACAACCTGACGCCGAATCGTTGGAGGCAGGATCAGTTCCGGAATCATCGCTCATGTCAGGGCTGGAAGATGGCTGATGATGTTCCTGGGTGGGGCAAGACGAAGGGACGATTTAAGGAATTTCTGGAGGGAGCAAGATGAGCTTGCAGAAGTGGCAAGAGACGCTAATCTCTGCACAGGTTGATGGGTCAGCAAAGACAGCGACAACCATTGGAACCATTCTACCCGGTCAGGCGCTATATACACTCTATGCAGGTTTTTTTGAGTTAGGGCGTGCCCTGCGATTGACGGCATCTGGGCGGATTACTGTTGATTCTGCTCAAGCAGGATCGTGTCGGTTTAGTGTGATGTTTGGGAGCATAGTTGTTTTCGATGGATTGGCTGTTCCTACTAACACTACAGCGGACAAAACGAATGTCGGATGGTGGCTACAGATTCTTCTAACGTGTAGGGCTATTGGTACAGGAACCTCAGCGAATCTGATGGGGCAGGGTTACTTTACGTCCGAGGCTGTTATCGGAAGTCCGCTTCCATCGGCGGGTGGTTCCGGAACGATCATCCTGCCCTACAACACTGCTCCCGCCGTCGGTAGCGGTTTTGATAGTACGGATGCACAGGTTGTTGATCTCCATCATACGCAGACGCAATCTGGAGGAACGCCGGCGGAATCAATTACGCTGCATCAGTACATCCTCGAAGCTCTGAATTAGCGGGGCTGACAATGGTAGATGGTCCACGGGGTCGGAGTGCTGTTGGGTCAACGTCAAATCTCGGCTGGAAGCCATTGCGTCAAGGTGCCGGCGGCTGGGTAACGGGCTTGGATTGTGTTGATGATAACGGCACGACCCAGATTGTTTGTCGAACCGACTCTTATGGAGCCTATCGGTGGGATGGTTCAGGTCAGCGTTGGGTTCAGATGCTCACGACGGATCGAATGCCGAGCGCTGATTCTGGCGACGAAAAAGGGACTGGGGTTTATGAAATCCGCATCGCTCCGAGCGACGCAGACATCATGTTTATGTCTTTCTTGGGCTACGTGTTTGTCACTACAGATGCGGGCGAGACTTGGACGCGGACTAGCTTCTCAGAGACGGATATGGACCCAAATGATAGCCGTCGCTATTTTGGCGAGAAGATGGCTATTGACCCAGCTGAACCGGATCATGTGCTGGTCGGCGTGGCGAGCTATTCGGGCTCGACCGGAGGCTTTTGGCGAACAACGGACGGTGGAAGCAATTGGACAAAGGTAACGGCGGTAGGGAATCCCTCTGTCGGTTCGGCTGTGACAGCTATTACTTTTGATCCGAATTCCGGGACAGATGGCAATGGGCGGACCAATGACATCTATGCTTGTATTGGTGGTGATGGCTTTTGGAATAGCACTGATGCCGGAGCTTCGTGGAATGATTTGAGTGCCAGTGGGCCGAGCGATTCAGCGCACGGTGCGATTGCTGGAGACGGGATTTTTTACTGTACAGGTGATAGTAATTCGGAGAATGCTGTTTGGAAGTATGACAGCGGTTGGAGCAACATCACTCCGGGTGTGTCTGAGCCGTGGCATGCGATGTTTACTGATCTGAATGACAACGCGCGGATTGTAACCTCGGCACAATCAGGACGGCTTATTCAATCACTCGATCGTGGTTCTATTTGGGGAACTCGAACCAGCTATCCTCCAGTTAGGGAGGCGGAGGATATTCCTTGGCTGGAATGGACGAATGAAGATTATATGTCCACTGGGAAGATCATGTTTGACCCAAACGTGACGGATCGCGTCATCTTCTCCGAGGGCATTGGCGTATGGTGGGCTATTTATCCAGATAGTGGCGTGCCTTCACCTTGGACATGGACATCACAGAGCGTAGGAATTGAACAACTTGTGAGCAATGAGATTATTTGCCCAACAGCCAAGCGTCCCGTCATTGGTAGTTGGGATCGTTCGTTCTTCATTAGCGAAAACCAAGACGTCTTCCCATCACGGCATTATCCCACGGACGACTTCAGCCATTGCCCCTCTCTTGCTGTTGATCCCCAAGATGCAGATCATTTTGTTGCTGCTGCTGGATATGGAGGTGTGCAGCAAAACGGCTACACAACGAATGGCGGTACAAGTTGGAATGTCTTTGGATCGACTCCCGCAGCATGGGGTAATCCCCAAGGTGGATGTATTTCGGTTAATGGGGATAATTTGGTTTGGATTGCTGGTGCCCAGGCTCCCTATTATTCAACCGACAATGGGCAAAACTGGTCTGCTGTGTCCTTTCCTGGCGTTTCAGACTATGGCGATATGTACTTTCTCTGGTATATCAGGAGAAGGATATTTGCTGCTGATCCATTAGATGGGGACACGTTCTATGCTGTTTATATTAACGGCTCTGAACCGACAGGCGGTGAAAGCGGCGTCTTCAAAACTGTTAATGGTGGTGTCAGTTGGACAAGACAAGCAACCACCAACTTTGGCGGTACCGGCCTGTCCATTTGGAATGGACAACTCAATGCCGTCCCGGGACGTGCTGGCCATCTGACTTGGACAAACGGACACGTTGGTGGTGCTGAACCGTCCGGTAATCTCTACCGCTCCACAGATGGTGGACAAACTTGGGGCACGTTTCCGGACGTTCTTGAAGCTCGCGCTTTCGCTTATGGCATGCATAGTGCGGCTGGCGCGGGATATCCGGCCCTATGTTTTGTCGGTTGGTATAACAGCGAGTTCGGGATTTGGCAGTCTGACGATCCCGACCAGAGCATACCGACGTGGATGAACATTGGAGATTATCCGATGGGTTGGTTTGACATGATTGTGGCGATGTCCGGAGATCCGGTTGAGTATGGGCGCTGGTATGTTGGCTTTTCCGGATCTGGTGCTGCTTATTATCGCTCTTCGTAAGGAGGTTGTCCGATGGCGACTACACGGATTGTTCTAACGCCGGAGTCGGCGCACTTTCCCTCTTCCAACTTTCCAGCTTTTGATCAGGTCAATCGGCGTCCGTACTTGGGCTTTGATCCCACAACCGACGAAACAGCTTATTGGACGTTTGTGGGTCCCCAGGGTCTCAGCGGAACACTCAGCTGCAAAATTTATTACATCTGTGAAGACGCTACGAGTGGGACGGCTGCGTGGCAGGTAGCAATTGAGGCGATTACAGATGCCGATACTGTTGACCTCGATAGCTCGACAAGCTTTGACACCCAAAATGATGGTTCGGGAACAGTGCCGGGAACAAATGGCTATTTGGATGTAATCAGTATCACGCTGACAAATGATGATTCAATTGCTGCCGGAGATTATGTGCGGGTGGCTATTAATCGGGATGTGTCGGGTGATTCTGTCGCCAACGATCTCCGGTTCTTAGTTGCTGAAATCCAAGAAGCATAGCGGGGATGTGAGATGTCCATTTCCTGTCAGTGGAACGGAATAAATAGGACCAGTGCTCTTCCGTCAAGCATCACAGACGTGTCGTTCACTGGCTGGTTCTATTTCCTGTCGACACTCCCCAGTTATCCCATGTTTTTTCGTGCCCAAAACTCAGGGCATTCAGATTGGATTGAGGCTTATCGGCCAAACGCTGATGGATGTAATTTTTATCACGAGGGTTATAGTGGCGCCGAGTTGTCATCTCCAACTTGGGCACTCAATACTTGGTATTTTGTTGCGGGCAGCTTTAGCGATTCAAACAATCCAGGAACAATAGGAGCAATTCAAGCGGTCGGCGGAACACTTTATACAGCTGACAGTGGTGGCACTGAAGCTACAAACACTCTTACAACCCCAACAGAAATTGTAACGGCTGATGATGCTGATAATCTTTTGGTTGCCGGATTTAAGCTATGGGATACACAACTCTCACTTGAGGAGCTTTTAAGGGAACGATGGACGCTTCAGCCGAAGGAATGCGGCAATCTATATCTTTGGTGGCCCTGTATTGGGGGTTCGATCAGTGAAGCGCGAAAAGACCGAAGTGGTAGTGGTCGCGATGCTTCAAATGGGACGAGCTATGATGACCGAATGCCTCCCGTGGGATGGGGAGGCTATCCCATTATTCTCAATGAACCAGCAGGCGAATCGGCCAGTGCGTCGGCTTCGTTGTCGCCCAGCTCGAGCCTTAGTCCGTCTGCCTCTCCTAGTCCAAGCATTGCGCCTGAGGACGCCATAGCGTGGGGCGAGGAAATTCCTGACGGAGAAGAGGCAAAATCCTGGCAATACTGGGAGGTATCTGCTGGGGTCGGTATTACTGTCCAGGGAGATGCTGATTGGGGCAAGGCTGAGGTTGCTGATGGCACGCCAGTCTATGGAGATGTCGTCAACATTGGAGATTCAAACACCCGCACCTATACCGTGACCCGGGACAAGTATGGGTCGGGCAGTGGAAACGTAAGTCTCTACATCCGAGGGGATACTACGCCTTTCACCCAGCACGCGGGAACTCCAAGCTGGAATTTGTACTCCACTCCGACGGAACAGGATTGGCAATACGTTCAACTAAGGATTGATTATTCGAGCTAGCGTGAGTGGCTAGCGAAACTAAATACGCTAGTTCGCATATCACAGGGAGTTGTAGCACTCCCACTAATGCCAATGGCTCCGCCGATGGCACTTTCACCACCGACGACGGAAATGTTGATTGGACCAGTCGATGGCAGATGGAGACTGCCACCGGAAGGCTCGTCGGAACGCAGTCTATTGAAGTCTATGTTCGTAAGAGTGGCGCAGGCACCGGCACCCCTGGCTGTGGCGTCTACGTCTACGAAAACGGCACCCTTCGTGCCACCCTTCACACGGAGACTGTTGGGGATGTAACCAGCACGACGGGAGAGACGCTCGGGCCGTATGACTTCGATGCCTCGGTTCTGAATGATCCCCAGGCCGGGGACGTAGAGATTCAGCTTGTTGCTGCTGCTCATGGCGGTGGGCCTAATGCTGAAACGGTCCAAGTTGATGAAATCAAATGGTCAGTCAACTACTCTACGGAATCCGCGTCGGTTTCGCCGAGTGCTAGTGCGAGCCCCTCGGAGAGTCCTTCGGCTTCTGCTTCCGAATCTCCATCTGAGAGCCCTTCCGAATCTCCGAGCATCAGTCCATCAGCTAGCGCCTCGCCTTCCGAGAGTCCTAGCGAATCTCCGAGCGTAAGCCCTTCGGCCTCGGCGAGTCCGAGCGAATCCCCCTCGGAGTCGCCAAGTGAATCGGCGTCAGCCTCTCCGTCGGCTGCAGAGCTTTCGACGGTAGACGATGTTGTTCTTGAATGGATTGAGAGTTCGCCATCTGTCTCACCAAGCTTGAGCCCGTCAGCTTCGGCCAGCCCCTCCGAAAGCCCTAGCGAGTCTCCCAGCCTAAGCCCTTCGGCTTCGGCAAGCCCCTCGGAAAGCCCCTCGGAGAGTCCGTCAGAAAGCCCGTCTGAGAGCCCTAGCTTAAGTCCTTCAGCTTCGGCGAGTCCATCGGAGAGCCCAAGCGAGTCTCCGAGCCTGAGTCCTTCGGCTAGTGAATCTCCTAGCGAGAGTCCAAGCCCGAGCGCTTCGGAAAGTCCCAGCGAATCTGCAAGCGAAAGTGCAAGCCCTTCCGCGTCTGCGGCTGAGAGCCCTTCGCTTTCGCCGTCAGCCAGTGAGTCGCCGTCAATCTCTCCCTCGCCGTCGCTCTCGCCTTCGGCTTCAGAGTCACCCTCGCTTTCTCCGAGCGCTTCGGCTTCGGCGAGTGAGTCTGCTAGTGCGTCTCCCTCTGAAAGCCCAACCTCAACGGTTGATGATGTTATCCTGGCTTGGGTAGAAGGAAGCCCGTCTCTAAGCCCCTCGGCTTCGGAGAGCCCGAGCGAAAGCGCGAGTGCTTCGGCTTCGGAGAGCCCGAGCGAAAGCCCATCAGTTTCGCCATCTTCTTCCGAGAGCCTAAGTCTAAGTCCTTCCGTTTCGATTTCTTCCTCAGCTAGTGCATCACCGAGTGAGGAACCCCCTGCCAGTCCAGTATTGGGTCGGCGTCCTGTGGCGTTTCATCCGGGCGAAGGTCCGCTTGATCTGGCACGATTCTATCGGACTCAAAGGCCGACTGCTGTTCCGGCTGTCGAGAGTCCGTCCATTTCGCCTTCGGCGTCGGCGAGCCCGAGTGAGTCACCCAGTGAGAGCCCAAGCGAGAGCTCTTCGGAAAGCCCTTCCGAATCGCCGAGTCTGTCTCCGAGTGCGAGCGCTTCGCCTTCGGGTGCTGTAGAGAGCCCTTCGCTCAGTCCATCGGCAAGCCTTTCGCCGAGTGCCAGCGAGAGTCCGTCGGAGAGCCCCTCAGTTAGTCCCTCTGAAAGCCCTAGCGAATCACCTAGTATTTCTCCGAGTGCTTCGGCTAGTCCCAGCGAATCTCCTAGCGAATCGCCCAGTCTGAGCCCTTCGGCTTCAGCTAGTCCCAGCGAAAGCCCCTCTGAAAGTCCCAGCCTAAGCCCAAGCCCGTCTGAGAGTCCTTCAGCTAGTCCCAGCGAGAGCCCTAGCCTCTCACCCAGCGCTTCGGAGAGCCCCTCAGTTAGTCCCTCAGAAAGCCCTTCTCTAAGTCCTAGCGCTTCAGAGAGCCCTTCCGAGAGTCCGAGTGAATCTCCCTCCGAAAGTCCCTCACTATCGCCCTCAGCGAGCGCTAGTCCTTCGGGCGCGGTTCCGAGTCCTTCTCTTAGTCCATCCGCAAGCCTTTCGCCCTCAGCTAGCGCCAGCTCTTCAGAGAGTCCCTCCGAAAGCCCATCGGCCAGCCCTTCCGAGAGTCCATCGCTTTCGCCGTCGGCCTCTGAGAGTCCTTCGGAAAGTCCTTCTGAGAGTCCTTCTCTTAGTCCCTCGGCGAGCGCTAGTCCTTCGGCCTCAGCTAGCCCGTCCGAAAGCCCCTCCGAAAGCCCGTCACTCAGCCCTAGCGCTTCAGAGAGCCCGTCAGAATCGCCTAGTGAGAGTCCAAGCCTCTCGCCCAGTGCCTCAGAGAGCCCCAGCGAGAGTCCTTCGGAAAGTCCTTCGGAATCTTCGAGCCTGAGCCCCTCAGCGTCGGAGAGCCCCTCACTCTCGCCATCGGCCTCAGAGAGTCCAAGCCTTAGCCCTAGTGCATCTTTGAGCCCGTCGGCCTCAGAGAGCCCTTCTCCAAGCCCTTCCATTACGGAGCTCGCAGAGGAACGGACTTGTGTGGTTGCCGCAGAGGCCAGGGTTTATCCGGTGCTCTGGGAGAATCGCATATGCCAGCCAAGCGCCAGATAGGAGCAATCTATGTCTTGTACCTTTACTAAGGACCCCGACGCTGTATTGGACTACACCATGGACTGGGAGAAGTGGCTTGCCACAGGAGACACCATCAGTGCGTCTGCCTGGACTTTTCCGACCGGCATCACTAAAGATTCGGACACTAACACAGCCACAACCGCCACAGCCAGGATCTCGGCAGGCACGGCGGGCACCGATTATGCGATTGTGAATCGGATTACTACAGACGATGGCAGAATCGATGATCGGACAATTACCATACTGGTAAGGGAGCGATAGAAATGCGACGACTACTGTTGATTCTAGTGGGCTGTCTGTTCCTTGCTGCTAGTGCCCAAGCAGCCACGCTGTCTGCGGTTCCTATCTCGAATGCAGGGACAAACCTTTCCACTACCCAGACAGGTAACGCTGTTTCCACCAACACCATGGATCGTGGCTATACGTTGGGTGGGCCTGTTCTACTGCGGATAGTTTCCACCGTAGGAGCTACCCCCACGGTGACGGTTGATGTAGAAGGCTCCATGGATGGGAGCAACTTCTTCAACATCCCCTATTCCCTACCAGCTACACCAGACACATGGACGGTGGCAGCTATCACGATTACCACAGCCACCACAGGGCACTACTTTCTGCGTCCTGCCTCACCATGGAGGTATCTAAGGATCACATACTCAGCCAACACCAATGTGACCCTGACCACTGATGCCTTCTGTGCATGGCACTAGAAAAATGGCTCATGCCCACTAGCGCCTTACGAGTCTGTCCTGTTCCTGGGTGTGGTGTCCTGGTTCGCTCAGGGAGGTGTGGAGCTCACAAGCGGCAGAGGTGGGCCAATAGGCCATCACGTCATGTCCGGGGTTATGACAACGAGTGGGACAGGCTGAGGCGAGGCGTGCTCGAGGAGGAGCCAGGGTGCCGCTACTGTGGGGCTTCTGCTACCACTGTTGACCACATCATTCCCAAGCTACGAGGGGGCACCAATGATAGGGACAATCTGTGTGGCTGTTGTAGCTCATGCCAGGCAAGCAAGGCAGGGCGGGAGGGGAATGAAGCAAAGCGGCGGAGACATGCATAATCAATCACAACAGTCTGGGCGTAGGGGATGCCGAAAAAACTTCAGAAGCTTTTTCTCTTAGGAC